TCTCCTATATTTGTGCCGTTTTCACCAGTGATGTTGGGACTGCCAGACCCAACATCACTGGACAACTTGGACAAAATTCAAATCCCGATCAATTGACCGGGCCGTTTTATCTGTCTTCAGAAGGCAATGGATATACACACACAAACACTCTTTATCGTCAGATGGCATTGGATTTGTCGAGAGCTAATCAAATCTACGGGACCAGCTCGACAGTTCAACCAAAATCTGTGAAATTCCTTGCTTGTATCAAAACTTGATGCAAGGCATGAGATGTACCGCGGACGGTTGGACTGTAGTCGAATTCCCATAGACCGAATCCGAAAGGTCGGCGGCAAATATAAGAGCGTTGCTCGTGTAGCTCTCATACGTATGAGAGACAGTAGTCGAATCGCCCGCTTGAAAAGCGCCTGATGCTGTTAGCCTCCTAAAACCTAACGGCAAGCCAGAATTATTTGCTTCTGAAAAAGACCCCGTGATGTTGGGCCTTAGGCTTTGATACAGGGGAGCAACTTCAACGAGGAAGGGTGAACGGTGTCAGATCTGCCGTAAATCGATGAACTTCTGCTTGCGTCCATGAGAATCATCGCATTGTCCCAGTCGGACTCACCGGCACCAAGGTGGTTGCTTTCTTCGGATACATAAAAGCAACCTTTGACTGCCGCTGAGCTATAACCGCCGTTTTCCCACCAAAGCCCTTCACCTGTTATGTTGGGTAAGCCCGCTTCGAGCTTTTTACCAACGTCTGCAGTCGTGGTCGTGCCTTCGATAAAACGCTCATCTAGGTTCGGAAGCGTGAAGGTGCTAGACCCGTTGCCTGTGCCGAACTTGGTACCAATAGCGGCAAAGAGCGCCGCATAGGTTGTGCGAGAAACATTGCTCCCATTACAAAGAAGCCATCCCGTCGGGATGGCTGTCGTTGCGAAGTAGCAGATTGCTCCAGTTGGAACTGAACTAGAACTTTTTTGGTTCAAATAGTCTAAGACGGCTCGAACCGTCGCGTTGGCTGTTGCCATAGGATCGTCTCCCTACTCATCAGGAAATGTTGTTGTCGTCTGCGAAATCCAAGAACGCCTGAAGGACGCCAGGATCGTTGGCCGTGATTGCTTGCTTAACGCGCAAGGGCGTCATCATCTTTGAGTTGTTCGTGCCGGCTTCCGCCTCGGATTGAGAGGCCACGCTGTAGGTAGTGTTGGTGTCCACATCGCCAATCAACTCCCATGCAGAACCGTCGTAGACAAATTCACGCAATCGATTGGCGGCCAGATACCCGGCTGAAATTGCAGCGTTGCGGTACTGGATGGCCTTTGCGCCGGTGCCATTGACATTCAGGGTCGGGTTAGATGCGGTGTTGGTTACCGTGAACCGCACGATGATTCGTGCTCCGGTGGCTAACGTGAACCCGGAGAGAGTCACAGTCTTCGCAGCAGTAGCTGCGGCCGTCGAGCACTCTGCGTAGTGGTGGATATTCGCAGAGCCGTCGAACTGCATCCCGTCAATCGTGCGCTTCGTTGCAAGCGAGGTCACTTTGCCGTCAGTGCGCCCAGTGCCGCCGTTTCCCGTAGGCAGAGTGCCTGAAACGCCAATTGCGTCCGCATTACCAGAGCCGTCAAAAGAATCCGCCGCAGTCGTCGCGAGGTTTACTTTCAGGCTTCGAGCGGTTTTCAGCTTGGTCGCTGTAGCCGCATTGCCCGTTGTGTTCTGATTGCCCGCCGCATTCACGCCAGGCACAGAATCGCCTTCCGTGTAAACCTTTTTCCAATCTGACCAAGCAGAAGAAGTCGTATCACGGCGGTTACGAACATAAATAGGGGCGTGAGCCCCCGTCGTACCGCTCCATCCCAGAAAAAGTTCACACTCCCCGTGATTGGTTCCTTCTTTTGCCTTTAGGTGAAGAACATTTCCGTAATTCTCCGGATATCCGTTGTTGTAGGCCTCATACATCTGGAGTCCAGACTGTGCGCCTTGCGTAGTACCTTCAAGCGCTGTCACTCGCCCAGCTGAAGCCAACAAGTCAATGGATATGTCCTTCGATCCATCGAATGCCACACCGTTAATCTTTCGGGCCGTTTCGAGCTTCGTAGCCGTTTCGGCATTGCCAGTGACGTCCGTCTGCGCAGAAGGCATCTTCAGTGCGATGCTCTTGACGCTAGTCACTCTCCCCTTTGCGTCGACAGTCACATACGGGATGCTGAAACTTCCTCCGTAAGAGAGCGTTTTTGCTGCCGATTCACCGTAACTACCTGCAGTTGCACCGGATGCGGCCAACGTAAACTCGCCAGAAGCATTCGCAGATCCGTTGAAAGACACAGACCAAGTACCATCACCGGTAGCCGAGATCGTGCGGGTGTTTTGCAGTCTGGTGGCGGTACCAGCGTTGCCGCTTACTGACGTGGGAGCAGCCGGGAGTTTGAGCGCAAAGTGCTTAATTTCAGTTACTCGACCCTTGGCGTCAACCGTCACATACGGAACGTTGAAGCTGCCACCGAAGGACAGCGTTGCTGCGGCACTCGGGCCGTAACTTCCTGCCGTGGCTCCGGACGCCGAGAGTGTGAGCGTCCCGGACTCATCCTGAGTACCGTTGAAACTGACCGACCAAGTCGCGTCACCAGTTGCACTGATGCGTCGAGAGGTCTGAAGCTTGCTGGCACTTACCGCGTTGTCGGTCTTTTTCAGATACGTGTTCTCCACATCGGACTTGGTGTAGGTGTCAGAGGCATCGGCAGCTCCGATGTTGGTCCGGGCCTGCGTCTTTTGTGATGCATTGAGAGTCTGAGAGCTGTCGTACCGAACCACGCCGTCGGCCAGTGCTTCGGCAGCCGCAGCCGATTCCGCGGCCTGACTCTGAGCAAGAAGCGCATTTGCTTCCGCGCGAGTAGCAGACTCCTGCGCCTGAGAAGCAGCCTGCCGAGCCGCATAGGCGTTTTCCTGCGCGGTTTCGGCCGTATCCTGAGCCGTCTGCGCTCGCTGTGCGGCCGCCTGAGCCGCCTCGTTCGCATCTTCTGCGGCTTGCCGAGAACTTTCGGCATCACGAGCGGATTCTTCTGCATCAAGCTGTGCAGCCTCTGCAGCCTCTTTGGCGGCTCGTGATTCGGTCACAGCCGAGTCGGATTGAGCCTTGGCCGTGTTCGCAGTCTCGATAGCCTGCGCGGACTGAGTCAAAGCCTGGTTTGCCGTGTTCAGCGCCGTCTCTGACGTGCTGATTGCCTGCTCGGCTTTGCGCTTCGTTTCTTCGGAGATCGCGTTGTACTCGACGAGCTTTCCCCCGATGTCGTTGATGGCGTCTTCCGTTTGCTGAATGAAGGAAGCACCCGACAGCGCACCGGTCGGAGATTTCGCGTACTGAAATTTCGTCTTTTCAGCCATTTTTTACCTACAGAATGTCGTGAGCCTCAGCAAAGTCCTTAAAGGCCTGATCGATACCTCGTGCGAGGTTTTCAATCGAGTTGATCTGCACATTCCCCGAAAGATCGGTGGAAGCGCTTCCAGTCACATCACCGACTAGAGAGATCAAGATGGATGCCGCGAGTTTCTCGGCACTGGCCGCTGTTTCTTTCTTGCCCAAGGCGCCGATGTTCGTGCGGGCTTGCTGTTGCTGACCAGCCTGAATGGTTTGCGGTACGTAGAGAACCGATGAGCTGGTGTCTGACCATGTCGTTGCATCGGTTCCTGGTGTCACGGGCTTACTGGAAGGCCCGTTTTCTTTCAGGCACTTGTACTTGATGCCCTGGTACAAAACCTCGTTGCCAACTTCGTAGTCCAGCGAAGTGGAGTAGTTCATCAAGCCGCCCTGCTGGTACCAAAGAAGGAGCTGAGACAACAGGTAAAAAGCGCCGTTGAAGTCCTCACGCTTAGGGGGCATACCGCCCTCGCCGATGGGCTGACTCGTTTCTTCTCGCCATCCTTCGGCTTGCGAAAAACGCCCGGTTCCAGCCTGCTGCGAGGTCGCCGGCGGGATCGTCTTGTCGCCTCGGTCCGCAAGCGCAGTCTTCAAAAGATGTTGTGGATATTTCGTCGCCATTTCGAAAATTCCGCCCAATAAAAAACCCGCTCGAGGCGGGTTCTGTTTTCTGAGTGTTTGTGTTTCAAGCGTTCATCGGGAATTCTTGCCCCGGATTGAAAACACCTTGGTCAAAAGTCTGAAGGTCTGATCCTGCAAAACCGAAGATGGCATCGTCAGGGTAGATCACCAAGAAGTTGGTCAACACGCCCATAGGTCGGTTCAGAAGGCCATAGGCTCGCAGAATCGTGATCTGCAAGTCGCTCATCGATCCGACCACAACGATTGATCGGATACTCATGTTTTGATAGTCCACGATGAAGACTTGCTGATCCGTCAGCTGCGACAGCAACCGGTTCATTGTGGCAGTGCTGGCGTCAGAGATGTTGCAAAGCGCTCGGTACATTATGAGAAAGCGGAAATATTCATCATCGAAGCGCACGAACTCTCCGTCTACCTCGATCAGTCGATCCACACCAACTCGTTTACCCCACCAGTCCAAGAAGATGCCTTTTGCAGTTCGAGCATCTGCCACATCTCTCAGCAACTGATCCAATTGCTCTGTCGCATCCAAAGCTTTGTGGAATATTTCGGCCAAGGCTTTGAAGTTCGGAGCATGGGCATACTGGCTCTGCATGGCAATGCTTGCCTTGCTGGGCACATCAGCCATTTCGCGCACGTCATCAACCTGTTGCAGGTCTTCCCATGTCTGCGTTGTGCTCATAATTAGCCTCCGAAGACAAGAGCGATCGTATCTTCACTGATTGTCGGGCTCTCGTTTGCTGGCACATCCACGTGGTCTGCCAATCCCTCGCTGTTCATACCGATCAAGACTGACTTGATGGGAGCCTTCGTCACATCTTTGATGCACTGGTAAAAACGATCTGCATACACGGATGTGGCTAGCTTCACCCGAGGATTTTTCTGTTTCCCTTTCCCTAAAAAATCTTGGATGATTGCTTGTTTGACATTAGCCTGCGTGACCGAATCCATGCTCTGGTCATAGAAGGTCACCTGAATATCAAAGTCCACGACCGTAGGGCGAACGATCTTGTACGTGTATTTAGCGTTGTAATGTTCTTCATCCACGCAAGTAACTTTGTAGTTGCCGCTGGTGCCGCAACCTGGCGCCTTGCAACCGAAGATCACGTCAGCGATAGCTTCATCCTCTCCGCCAACAACACAAGCCGCTATGCTATGCCGCTCTAGCGTTACCGAGTACTGAACTTGTTCCTCATCGGTGTAGTTTTCAAGGACTACGCAGTCCAAAACGCCATCAAGGTTAGACAACCTGCTTTGCAGAGTTGCCGGCGTTCCGTGTGAGTTATTCGCATAGGACTCAAGCATGCGATTCAGAAGTTCACCGTCAGGCTCTACATCGCGCCCCGTCACGCCAGCCACGTCATTTGTCACGGCGTCCCATCCGGGCACTACCGTCACAATCGTGTTAACCGTACCGGCACCGATTTCAACCGCTCCGTGCTCCACCGTTGCAAAAGTCGTATCCACAGTTCCGTTAGAACCGATAGTGGCCCCTAAAGCGGCGTTGTGACGAAGCTGGTTGCCGTTATCATCCTCAACCAGAACCCCATAAGGAATGGTTGTTCCCTTCAACCCTGTGCAAGTACATACGACAACCGTAGGTTCAGAAACCTTTCTCTTCAACCCATATAAGTTAGCTAGAGCGTCTAAAAACTGACCTCTAGCTGTTTCAGGATTGAATTGGTTTGCCAAGTACGCAACTTCCGAGTTTTTAGCCTCGTTTTCCGAGGCCACAACATCGATAAGTTGCCCCATGGGTGCTGTCGAGTCGACATTGACAGGGTCGCCATTGGCAGTCTTCGGCATAGCCTCCTGTACGGCGCTTGCCAAGTCGTCTCGCACCTCCCGAGTCGTCGGGATCGTGACGCCAGTTTTTTCATCAAAGATAACTTGTGCCATATCCGTACTGTGTTTCTATTTCGATCTTGCCGTGCAAAGTGCGAGTTTCCTGGTCAATTTTCGTTATCTCTATGTTGACCACGGAAAGAACTCCCGGGACACTCAGTGCCGCATTGCGCAGTCGTTCAGTCACAACCGATTCCTGCAACGGTTGGCCTAACTGGTCAGTAAACCAATCAATGCCTTCCTCGTACCGGAAATAGGCATCTCGTAGGAAGAGCCGACACTCATTGCAAACGTTTTGGCAAATGGCTTCGACTTCCGTCAGAAACTTGAGATTGCCATTTGAGTCGAATTGCAGATCCCAGTCCGGCGTTAAGGCCAACGTGTTTTCTGTGTGCATTACCCTTGTCCTGTTGACGTATTGCCACCATGCGGGCAAGTGTGCGTGTGGGACTTCAAGCCAACGCCGTCAGCCGTCACGTCACCACCGCTGACCGACACATTGCCAGTTACGCTAGCACCATTGCCACCGCTCACTGTCATACCGCCCGTGCCAGTTATCTGTCCGAGCACCGTGAGAGTCTTTTGCACTGTGGTGTCTCCTGTGATTGTGACGGTTGGGCTATCAACGGTGGTTGATCCGGAGGCATTTACAGTGGCATCAACCGTGTTCACAACAACCGATTGAGGAGCTGTGACCGTCACTTTCCCGTCGTCTTCCACACGGATAAAAGTCGTCGGCTTTTTGCCCCAAAAACCACCGAAGTAGAAGCCGTCCGAAATGCTGTAGCACCGGAATGAACCTGGCTGAATTGGTTCCGAACCACCGTTCAAAGCCGAAACGTCCTGCTGCGCAAAAACAGCCAATCCAATGTCACCCGGCTTGGGGTCAACAATGATCGCGGCCGAACCGTGTTGCAGGCGAAACCAACGAAGTTTGGGGATGCTAACCATGTCCAAAGCATCCCCTTTCGCCGATCTCATCTTGATCAAAGGTGTGGCCGACAAATAGCCGGCACCTCCGTTTTCGGCTGGCCTCTCGACTTTGTCCACTCGTACCGGGATCGCCGTGTTCACCAGTCCGCAGATGATTGAGCGAATGACGAAGTCCAAGACGTTGTATTCGCTTGACCCCGTGAATTCACCGTTGTTTTGGCTTAACTCTTCGCTCATTTCTCACTCCTCGATCCACATCCCTTGAAAGGACGTTGACCATGAGCCACCACCCGGATTGTGAGCACTGAGCTCGTGAACCAACTGCGTGATCTTGTAAACCCCCGAAGCGCTCGGGATGATGGTTTCGAGACGAACGGCTCCGCCGATCTTCAGATCAGGTCGAAAGAAGCTTTTCGCATTAACGCCCTGATTTGTGAATGTCGGGTATCCGATCATTCCCGTCTCAGCAGACACGATCGGAATGCCGCCATCAGTTCGCGTTGAGCCCTTTGCCATCAACACGACTCGATTGTCGTCAATCAGTAAATCGCTTCCTGTATCCCGTGCGATTTGTCGCATCTTCGTGATTGGGTCACCCGTCAAAACGCAGTCAGCAACCTGAGCATCAACATCCACAGACTCAAATGTGTATCCGCACTCGGCGCACAGTTGCTCGCACAAGCGCGTAGCCGATTGCGACCCCTGGACAGCGATCTGAGGAGTCGGCTTCAAGACGTTATAAGCACTAGTTTGTGCCTCAATCTTGAGAACCGGTCGGGCGCCGTTCAAATCGGCATAGGACACCGTGACTTCGCCTTGAAATATGCTCGAAAGCTCCGTCCCCTGCTCTCCCGCCGAAATCTCGATGGCGTTCCACCTTCGATTCAGCGGCTTGAAGGCTAAGGTTGTTAACTGGGCCATCGTGTCCAACGACAAGCCAAAGATTTCAACCTGAGCCGTCGCAAAATCAACACCGCCGGTCTTGCTGATGTTGACGTTGGTCGCATACCCCTGAAATGTGTACTGGTTGTTTGCGCCCTGCACATCCAGCGCAATGCTGACCGCAATGTCTTTCAGGCTGTAAGTTGATTGCATTCTTCTTCCGTCAGGTAGCAAAGAACGTATCGGGTACCGAGTTCGGAATATTCCGGATGGTTTTTACCGTCCTGATCAGCAAAAACCAATTTGCCCTTGAAGAGGTTGGTGTTCCAAGCCGGAATCTGCTCTCTGTTCTGGCAAATGTGCGTTTTGCAAACATCTACATCGTCTGCAGTCAGAGACAAAAACAAGGCACTTCCCATCTGTCGAATGTTGATTCGGCAGTTCTGATCATCAAGAACGACAGAAAAAGACTGGTTCGGAATCGGCTGCAAAGGAATTGTGTACATATCCGCCTCAGTTGAAGATGTCGTACAAAACGCTGTTTTGCGCCCTCACTTGACCTCTTTTGGTCTCATCCGCACTTGTCGGGTTTCGGGGAGACCATTGAACGGTCTGAGTTGCCAATGACACAGCCTTGACCTCTTGAAACGAACATGAGACTTCCAAAAGGTTGACGCCGTTCGTCGCAGAACGAGTCGTGCTGAACCCGACAAGAGTCATGTTGAAAAACACTCTCGAAGGCGTCACGATCATGAAAGTCGATGTTCCTTGCCGGCATTTCTCAAGCGTAGACAGCGCTGTGTTTTGCCTGGAGTAGTCTCCTGCAAACAGAAGGCGAACCGTCACCTCAATGGGTGTCGGCACCTTGTCGTAGGCAAAAAGGCGACCGTTTTCCTGAGGCTCTATCGGGATGCTTGCCGTATTGGAATCCTCGAGCTGGTCGACCGTGTCGTAGTCGCAAATCTTGCGACCCGAGCTGTCAACGACAGCCCAAGTTTCTGTCTGGGGCATTTTCAATCATCCTTTTTGAACAACTCCGGTTTGAGCGTTCACGAGGTTTCGATTCGAACGAGTCAAGGCGCGATCAACACCGGCCGATACGGCCTGGCCTACCGCTTGAGGATCAGCCGTTGTCTGGATGTGGTTCTCGACAGTCACCTTCATGTCGTTCGTGATTCCGCCCGATCTCTCGGACTTCTGTCGGATCGCCGCAATCGCACCGTTGGCAACCGGCATCTGAGGCATCGAAATTTCTCCGATCAACTGAGCGGCCACGGGTTGAGGACTTGAAAGCAGCAGATGCTTAATCAACTTTTCGTTGATCCGTCTATCAACGCTTTCGTGGCTCTCTCGAACCGCTGACTTACTCAGTACGGTCTGAGTTCTGTTAACCTTGACCGACCGAGGAATTTCTTGTTCCTCATCATCGGGATACTCGATTCCGTCATCTTGATAGTTTTCCCATTTGATGCGATTTGGACGTCGATTTCCTATGGCATCGCCATTGTCTTCACCATCTTCATCATCATCCTCAAATAGGCCGGAGACGAGAGATCCAAAGCCACCAAGAAGGCTTTTAAGCTTTTCTTTCAGCCAGCTCAGTGCTTTTGGAATTCCCTCAACGATGGCCCGCGGAATGTTGGCGATAACGGATCTAACCTTTTCAAAGGTGCTGGTAGCCGCCGAGTAAACGTCTCCGAAGAATCCGAAGATCGAAGCGACAACATCCGCAATCTGCCCGGGGATGCTTGCGATTGCCGACATGAAATTGCCGAGGTTTTTACGGAATTCGTTGATCTGTCGATCGCTGAACCCGATCCAACGCATGAAGTCGCCAAAGAGCGATCCGCCTCCTTCCAAGAAGGACATCAGATCGTCAATAGCAAGCCCCAGCGCGGCAACCGCTGCGATGACCACCCCGAGCGGATTAGCCATCAGAACCGCATTGAAAGCGGCAACAATGGTTGTCCCCGCCCTTACCGTAGCAAACAGGCCTTTCAGTCCGCCGATCAGGGCAAGGATTTTTCGAAGGTACGTCCCTGCGATTACCGCTCCGAGTCCACCCAACAGAATCTTGACCGCTCTCGAATGCTCGTTAAGAAACGCTAAGCCATCGGACAGCACGCTCAACACCTTGTTCACGATGGGCAAAACAGCCACAGCAATCGTGTTTGCAAGCGACTGAGCTGTGTTTGTGAACTGACGCCACAGGATGTTCATGCGGCGTGCGTTCTCGGCCTGCTCCTTCGTGAAAGCCACCCCCTTGTAGCTTTCCGCGACCTTGTCGGCTACGTCCTTGTGCTTGATGAAAATCGCAGATGCTTCCTGAGACAACCCCATGGCACGCATGAAGTATCGTGCCTGGACATCCGTCATGCCCTTGACGTGTTCCCCCATCTTGAAGAACTCATCGGCACCACGACCCGTCTCAATCGTCCACTGCTGCAAGGCATCCTTGAACGCCTCGGCAGAACCGCCGGCGTCTCGGTTTGCCTTAGCCCACGCATCGATTTTTTCAACAGCCACACCAGTGCGTTCGCTCAGGACAGACAGCTCTTCGCCCATCTGCGAAAAGTTCTGAGCCAAGCGACCGCCGGCAAACGCTGCGGCAATCGGCGCAAACAGGGTCTTCAATAGAAGCCCCAATCCGCCAAGCTTGCTTTCGATCGAGTCAAAAGCTCTGCCTGCCGTAAGAGCGGCCTTTTGCGACGTCGTGCCGATGTCAAGGATTTGCTCTGCGACTTCGTCCGAGACCTTGCCGGCAATCAAACCGCTTTTCGAAAATTGGATTGCAATTTGATCAATCGGCTCAAAAGCCTCACGCATCTTGCGCTCGAACTCATTGATCCCATTCGCAACTAGACGAAAGCCTTCGGTCGCTCGCCCCTCAAAGTCGTTAATCGACTTAGCAGCTCGATCCAACCCGTCAAGGAGCTTTTTCGAATCAATTCCAAGCTCAAAAAAGAGCCCGTTTTCATTGTTTAGCATTCTCAAAAGCCTCTTGCTGTTTTGTGTTGGCTAACCAGTTGTTGTAGGAACGAACCTGCAAAATCTCGTAGAGCATGTAGGCATCTTCAAGCGTCAGATCACGCTTCAGGTCAAGCAGTGAAGCCAGACCTGCTTCCACAACGGCCCCGCAAACGCGAGGCACGTTGGAATAGGCCGCGGCGCCAGCTACTTCTGAGCACTTGGCCCGGTAAAGAGCCTCGCGAGGAAACTTGAGAGCGTGCCATCTGAAAAAAAATCGAAATTCAGCTTTGCGGCCTCAAAACGAAGCTGAACAAGCGTCAGCGGACTTTCGATAAGGCTTGCATTGGCACCCGTAAGCTGCACAAACTGCTCACCATTGATCAAATGGCAACATGCCAAAAGATCATCCAAAAGAGGCTTCGCATCCAAGTAGTCAAGCCTAAGGATGGATGTCATCAGTCCGTTGGTTCCATCCTCGATGGAAGAACGAAGATTTCCGACATTCTTACCAAGCGCCAAAGCCGCGCGATACATCCACTGTTCGGCATGGAGCGCAGGCATCCGACGGATGCGAAACTGCCTTTCGGTCGATCTGTCTTGAATCGTGATCGTTACAGAGTCGTTCATTAGAAGACATCCTCAAAATCGAAGGTCCAAGTAGTAGGCTGCAGCGTGCGCTGGATGGCTGGCATCGGTGGCGCGCTCTTCAGAACTCCTCGGACATACGTCTTGACCTTTTCGAGAGCCGGCTGATAGATCGTCAACGTGCATTCATAAGGTCGGTTGTTGGCCTTCATTGCGTCTCGGATGTATTCCAGGGCGGGCAGCGACGGAGATGCAGCCTCCAGAACAATCGCGACCGTAGTCACATTCTTGATCACGCCGGCAACCATCTTTCCGTCCACGCCGCGGCGCGTTTCGGTTACGTCAACAGGCTCGGCAGAAGCCACGTTGTCAACCGAGAACTGCTGCAAAGAAATGCCGCTCGGGTATAGGTCTTCAACGGCAAGGATTACCTCGGCATTCGCAGAGGTAACGTCAAAATTCTGGGACATGGTTTTTCCACTCCATTAAAAAAGCCCCGGCGGTGCCGAGGCTCAGTGCAATCTGTTAGATGACGGCCGTGACTTCGAAGTCCAGGCGCTGGATCGAACCAGCATACGTGTAGTAGAGCGTAATTACCGGAGACTGTCGATCGGCTCTTAAGTTGGCGCTGGGCATCGTGATACCAAGCCAATAACCTTTCGTAAACAGTTCCTGAGTAACCGTTTCGTCATTGGTTTCTTGCAAAATCTGCTGCTTCTGAGACTCACTCAACTCAAGGCCAGTATCAATTACGCCGTTGTTCAAGCAGACATTGATGGGGTCTTGCGCCCATGCACGAATGAAGGCTTCGCCTCTCGCGTTGTACGGTGCTCGGTTCGTACTCTTAAAGCCATCCATGCAGCTGCGCTGGATTGCATTTCGCAGGTAGATGCTGCCGTAAAGCACATCAATGAAGCCATACTGCGTGCTCGTAAGCGTGCCACGGTTGAAGAAATTGAATGCCGCGTTGCGCGTAGCGAACTCGCCAGTGTAATTGCAGCGAATCGCTTCAAGCGCGTCTGCGACGGACTCATCAGTGACACGCGGGGTGATGCCGCTGGCCGTCTTAGCGAACCAGGTCTTCATACCCTGAGTGCGAGTCCATGCGATGGAAGCACCTACCCCCATCACGAACGCCGCATCCTGAGCATCACCATAAATCGTGCAGGCGCAGTTGTAGGTGTCCATCAGAGAGGCAGCCTTCGTGCCGGACTGCGTCAACTGATTGGTCATGTTGTCATCTAGAGACCAATCGATGTAGCAGTAGTCGTCGCCTGACGCATCAGCCCAAGCAGCGAATGCTTCAGCCTCTTCGGTCTCGGCTTCCCACAGAGTGGTAAAGCCAACCCAATTTCGAGTGACCGTGCAAATCGCGTTGAGGTCTTCGGTTTCCGTTCTGGCCGCGGCGCCCTGGGATAAAACTGCTCCAGCGGCTTGCGTCAAGCAGAGCATGGCAGCGAGATCAGTTCCTCCAACCTGAGGAAGTGCTAAAGCTTCGCCCACAATGCCAGCTCCCACAAGCGAGGCTTCGGTTGCTGCTGCATATCCTATCGTTGCGTCTGCTCCGGTCTTTTCGGTCGTAAACGTGAAACTCTTCAGGTTGCTGTCATAAGAGCCAGTAACACCCGTCAGAGCTTCAGCAACCTTCACAGCAACTTCAGACAGAGACGTAGCCTCGGACAAATCAAGGTCCTGCACAGACTTGGCCTCGCCGTTGATCGTGATGGTCAGCGTCCCATCCGTGACAGCCTTGAATGCTGCCAGGTCTGAGGCGACCTGACCGCCTCGAATCCAAGCCGGCACGTCCTCATCAATTCGTCGACCGATGACCAGAGTGCTGACCGCCTTCTGCTGGTTCGTGCATCCAACAAAGTACTGTTGCGCAAAGACGGCCTCCTTAGACGTGGCACCAAACATATCGGCCACGGCTTCGGCCGAAGAGAACAGCATGGCTGGCTGAGAGGTCGGAATAAGGGCGCTCTTAGTCAAAAGCATGCCGTTGGTTTCAAGATCGCTCGAGCCACCGCTGATCACGCGAGACGACATCTGAACGATGTGAGAAGCACTGATAGACATTTCTTTGATTCCTCAGTTAGTGCTTGGGCGGAAACCTGACATCGACGTTGGCAATGACGATCTTCACGGCATCGAAGCTGTCAACGTCAAGCGCTACCCTGTGTGTAAATGAAAGATGAATTTCGGTCGTCCATCGCTGCACGTATTTCTCGGCATCGACGACAACCGTTGTGTTGCGTGGCTGTCCCGCGTAAAGGCTCGACAGTCCGTATTGCTTCATGAAATCGACAATCGGCGTGGTTCTTGTGATTGCCGCCAGGCTCAGACAGCGAATCCGAGCCTTTTCCGGATGCTCGCTGTAGCAGTCCACCTGGACAACTACTTCCTCAAGCTTTGAGACAACCGCCCGCATCTCTTGCGTGTCGGGATTGAATTCGTAGTCGACGCATGGCGTGCCGTGATCAATGTGGCTGATGATGGTATTGACCACATATTCGTTGTTGCCGGCCGGCAAAGAGATGTCGTTCTGAAAGCCGGCAAAAATCGCTTCAGTTGGAACCTCTGAGCCAAACAGCATCAACTCCAGATCTTTGACAGCCCGATAGATGGTCTGTTCCGTGAGAACTTCCGCTTGTGTCGGTGGAGAGGATAGTTTCGATGTCATTGCAAATACTCCACACCGTTAGGCGGATTCACCTGCATCGTCGCTCTGACGCTCACCCAACCAACGCCTGAAAAGTTCTCGACAACGGCCGAAATGAGCCAGACGGTTCCGTCTTCCTGGACGATGTAGTCGCCGCTTCGAGCCAGCGGCCTGAAAATACTTGCCGGCTGCTGGGCAAAGTTCTTCGGGGCAAATAGCCAGATCCTTCGGGTGAGCGTGTTTGCGCCCGCCATGTCCGCATGGAAAAGCGCGTTGTCGCTCTCGCTCTGAATCTGGGCCGTGACTCCGAACAGTCTTTCGTAAGTCGGAACCGCGAAGCCGCTTTCGTCTGGCCTTGATCCTTCCGAGCGCAAAATTTGGACTCGCACGTCAGGATGGATTGCGTTGATCGCCCCTCGAACCACTTTGTGAAGATTGAGTCCCATCTGACAATTCCCGAAATAAAAAAAGCCCGCTGAGTTACTAGCTCAACGGGCTCTTCTTGGTGCTTTTACGCTTAATAAATGGTTTCCTCTGGATTTTCTCCATCAGGCTTTCTGGTCTTGATGCATCTCTCAAGAACTTCTACGCACACATCAATGTCGTTTCCATACTTGAAAGACGAGAACGATTCACCGAACGTTCGTTCGTACTTTTCCCTCAGCTCAAGGTACCTTTCCATCCTATTGGTTTCTTTGTCAGAGCTTTGGTGCATTTATTCCCCCTTAAGCTTGGAAAGCATCTCTTCGAATATCTTAACCGAATTGGGCAATGTTTCTTTGAGGTGCTTATATGCTTTTGGATTTGTAACAGCCGTAGAGAACAGATTTGCAAAGGCTTCGGCTGCCAGACTTCCTGGACGCTTCCAATAAGACGCTCCGTGACCCCATCCTGATTTTATCTTGGCTCCAGATGCACCTTCGAATATGTCACTTATTGCTGATTGCTCATCTGCGGGAAGTGCCATAAGCCTTTTTCCAATAGCATGATATACCAAGTTAATGGATGGCTTTACCAAATGAGGGTTTTCATATAAGTATTTGTATTCCCAAGATGGAAAGTAATCTTGATGCTGTTCTATCCACTCTCTCGTGTTTTCTGCAGATTTGAAAGATTCTTTTAGTTGATTTAGCTCTTTTTGCACTAAATCGGACACTTCTTGTTTGAGCGTATTTGAAAAAGCTCCGTTTTGGTAACTATGAGAGAAATATGAACCATGACCGAATCCAGACTTCTTACCCGCAAGGTGATCTATGTTGTGTCCAAACTCGTGAAACATGGTTTCGTATGGTTTTCTATTTATGTCTCCTTTCGAATCTTTGCTTAGGTTGAAAGAGATTCCGCCGCTAAGTCGGCTATATTCTCCTCTTTTTTTGGTTGTTGAGTCTACCTTTAGTTCAGACTCAAAATTCTCCCACGTTTTACGTACTCTCTCGTCGACCTGAGAGAGTAGTTGGCTTGCAATTTCATAGTGACGATCACCAATGAATGATCTCATCTTCGCCTTGCCATCTTCCCTCTTCTTATCTGCATGTGACCTTTCGGTTGCAGGCCTCTTAGCGTGAGCTCGATCAATCTTGGCTTGTGCCCCATGCTGTTCTTGCTTACCCCGTTTCGGTACAGAAGAAATGTGACGTCCGTTAAACCTTCCGCCCATGCCTCCAAGAACCTCGCCAGTTTCTCCATCTATGAGAACCGGCTGCCCTTTGGCTTTGTCGCCGCTACTGGTAGTGCCTCTTCCATTTGGATGTACCGTTATCCAACGAGCTTCATCAGAGGCCACCCCTTGAGCGCAAAACCTCTTCCCAAAAGCAAATGCCAAACCAAGCCGAAACGCGCGACCGAGTTTTCTTGCTTCGTCAACCGTCTTCATTTCTTTTCAACCTGATAGCCGATGGCCCCCAAAAGGGTTCCTGTTTTGATCAATGCTTGGCGGCGTTTCGAGCCCGAATCGCCCGAAATCTTTCGTTTTCTTCCTTTAGAGCTGACACCGTCCCATGACTCGTAAAGAGCGAGAGTCAAAGGACTTCGGTCTGGGAACTTCTCTTTGGCCGTCCCGTTGTTTCGGATCGTTTCCTGAACATCAACCTGGGCTTGACGCGCCATGTGCAAGACGGCTTGTTCTGCGCCCAACGGTCCTACTGCTTCAAGAATCTGTCTGGCTTGCTTTTGCCAATCTGCAGAACAGTCGCGGGCGGTAGCCCTTAGAAATGGACGCGGCGGCGACATAAGAGTGCTGCCGGGCTTGATTGCTGCAGACGACCACTGCGGCTTACCCCCAACCTTTGGCACTGGCTGTCCTAGAGCCCCGCTCAAGAAGAGCGATTGCGCACCGGTGACGCGCTGAACCCATCCGTACTCATTGAAGACGGCGTACCTGGCGACGTCGGGGTTGTCGATGATCCCCACCTTTGCAGTGACGCGCTCCGGTACTTTGTTCAGTAGCCTCTTCAGCCCATTCAAATTGCGCGTCACTTTGATCATGTCGTTACTTCATTGCGTCTTGGAATCGTTTTTCAAGCCACTCAGGCAACCAGCCTCGCATATTGCGCAGTCCAGTGGGAAGCACAAACTTTTTGCTCTTGTTGTCAAAGTAGACATCTTCAAGAGCTCGATAAAGATCATTTGCAGCTGAAGGCGTGAATCTTCGGTCTGGATCACCCGTCTCAACGGACTCTGGAATATTCCGTTTTTTTGGATGCATCTTGAACTTGATCCCCAAGAACTCTGCGGCTGCTTTCGGGTTCAAATATGTTCTCGAGTAATCACCTTTTTCCCAATGCTTCCCTTCATCAAGAAGCTTTTGGAGCTTCTCGTTCTTTTTGGGCCCATCGTTATTGAATTCCTTTCGCGTTTTGCGAATGTCTGTTCCGTTGAACTTTCCACCCATGCCTCCGAGAACCTTTCCGGTGTCAGAGTCAATCAAGGCTGGCCGCCCTTCGTTTTGCCGACCGTTCGGGAAGACGGTGATCCACCTTTGGGCATCCATGGCGATCTTGGCTGCACAGTTGGCGCCTCGACTGAAAGCGAGTCCGAGTGCGAATGCCTTCCCTAGTTTGAAAGCTCGATCATTCATGTCTACCCCCATGGGTGGAATTTCCGGCCGCCATAGAAGCGACAAGCGACTCGGTATCGCTTGGTCAGAACCCAAAAGAGCGCGCCGCACTTAGTCTGGTTCCACCACTCGCCCACTTCGCTTTGAATCTTGATGTTCTCGAAACTCGTAGACACCGAACCTTCTGTTGCAGATGCAATTCGGCCCGGCTGATTCATGCCATTCGTTTCAAGAGTGGCCAAATGACACAAAGCGGCGTAGAGGATCGTCTGAATGGATGATTCGGGATATGGGAAGTTTCCCTCCCCATCTCCCAACAAAGCATCAACGACGCCCCACAACGTCAACAACTCGACGTCACTGATAACATCTTCTGTGAGGCCTGGATACATCTTCCTAAAGGTGGGAAGATCCAACTTGAAGGGCGTCATCATTTCGCTTATTCCTTTTTCTCTTCAACGCCTACTTGACCTGGTTCGATCGGCTCGAGTCCGTGGCGCATCTCTTCGATTTCAGAACGGGCAGACTTGAAGCCTTTCACGTCGCCAACGGGGTAGATGCAGGGCATTCGTCCATTGCGACCTACAAATGCGATTTCTCGGCCGTGCATGGCTTTGATCGCTTCCCAGTCTCGCTTCAGAATCTGCACGCACACAGCGTTTCCTGGAAGCGCCAACACTCCGCTCTTCTTTCCGCGCAAGGCGTCATTTACGCCCGGGAAGACAACGGTTTTAGTGCCGCCAGCTCCGTTGGGGACATCATCAAACTTGATGCCGTGCGGCAAACTGACTGCAATCGAAATCTTTTCACCCGTTTCAGCGTCTGCCTCCGGTTCCACATCCATCGTGGACGCGATCACTTCGGCCTGAGAAACCTTGATCTTATCTTCGACCTGCTTGCTGTTTTTACGGGTTCGTTTTTCAGTAGTACCAGCCATTTTTTTATTTCCGAAAAAAAGGCGGGACAGGCACAGGCCCATCCCGCATAAAAAAAGCCGCTGTTGCAGCGGCACCCTCGCTCTTTAGGAGATTCCTTAGATGCCCAACATCGTGGCAATCAAGTTCGGACGGCGAATCACGCAACCCCAAGTGCCCGCGAACGCCTTCTGCACCCAGCTCGTGGAATACGTTTCCATGTTGCCGAAGCGCATCTTTTCGGAGTAGCAGTTCTCAGCCGTCGGACTGCCCAGAAGATTCGGGACCGTCAGATACAGCATCGAACCGGCATCCGTAACCAGTTCAGGCAACTGGATGACCTTCAGATTGGGGAAGTTAGACTGCAGCAGATTCAACGCCGTCAGACCAAAACTGTTCGGAGTCGAAAGATAGCTGAAGCGATCGGTCGCCACGGCCAGAACGTATTCAGAGCTCTGATCAAGCAGACCGGCGTTGTTAGCCATCATCGAATTGATGAGCTTGGCAATGTCGTTGAAGATGATGTTGCTGATCGTCGCTGCATTGCCCGTATCTGCAACCTTGTCCGCCCAAGTGGTCTTGGAGTTGACCGTGATCGGAGTTTCAGATGCAGGCAGGTTGGGATCGCTAAGAACGCCGTACATAGCCTTGTTGGCTACGCCGTACAGGTAGAAGCGATTCTGCGCACGAGCAATGATCTCAGAAGCCGCACGCTGCTTGCCACCGGCGTATTCGAGCTTCGCACGAGCGGCCGTTTCCTGCTCACGCAGACCATACTTCAGAGTGGTCTGGAAGAGGAACTGTTCACGGCTCGGGAACTCCCAGTTGACGTCAGAGCTTACCTGATTCGTGAAATCAGAATAAGGAGTGACATCACCCGTGATTTCTTCGATCGGGAACTGCATGAACGCATCGGTCCAATCACCCTTCTTCGCCTCGCCAAATAGCTTAGTCGCATTCTTGGGCGCGAAAAGAATCTCGGTGATCTGAGGGTCGAGATAAGTCAAATAGGCCGTCGGAACACCGATGTTGGGAACGGTGCTCATCGCAGCGTCCTGTGCAATCTGGGTGCTCGAAACCTTGTGGTAGTCCGTGATGATCTTCCCGGAACTGTCTCGGTGGTAGGGCATCACCTTAACGGCGTAAGGAGAGTAGATACCCAGCTCCTTCAAACGTTGAATGTCTTTATCCATTTTCAAAAAGCTCCATTAGGGGAGTGTCACAAGAGCGGCACCGATAGTTGCCGTGCCCTCCGAGACATTCGTGATTTCAAAAATCTTCTTGGTCGTACCGTCCATAACAATGTCACCGACTGCATACGGGATCGTGGAGTTGTTCGGCGTAAGTGCATCAGCTGCGATTCCAGACTGACTGTCCGTCAAAGCAGTTGCAGACACACGGAAGCACGAACCGTTCTTGCCGTTTGCTCCCGCGGGGCCTTGGTCTCCCGTATCGCCCTTGTCACCCTTCTCGCCGGCAGGACCTGCAGGACCTGCATCTCCGGTGTCGCCTTTTGGACCCTGAGCACCGGTGTCCCCCTTCGGCCCCTGAGCCCCTTGAGCTCCAGCAGGAATGCCGAAGGTCCACTTAGAACCATCCCAGTTTGCTGTGGGTTGCTGTCCGGCTTCCAAAGCCGTAGCTTCAGCCGTTGCAGATTCAAGAGCCTGTACACCATTGATGGCGTTCTCAACACCGTTGTCCGTGTTGTTGAGTTTGTCAGCCGTCAGAACATCGCCGGACTTCCACTCGTTTTTCGTGAAATCAGCTGTGGTCATAGTTATGCAACCTCAGATTCATCGACCTTTGCCGTGTCAACCGTTGCCATCCTTCCAGAGGCAGCAGAAGCAACAGAAATGCCTCGATTCGAAATAATGATGATGTCGCCGGCATTCTTTGCCTCGGTCATCACAACCCAACCCGTGTCGTTGGCGGAACCGGCCGTGCCGTAGGTCACTGCACCGTCAGTCGGATTGCAGAGAACGGACTGGCCAACAGTGGCCGCACCGGTTGCGGCAACGTAGTAGTCGCCTCGAATAGCAATGGTTACTTCGTGACCCTTGCGATAGGTCAGCGTGCCATCTGGGTTGTCCTCGGTCGGATAGAACGATCCGGTGAACGTGCGTTCCACAAGACCGATCACGGCGCCGGTTCCCTTGCCGGAAGCCAGCGGATACACAACGCCTTCACCATCGTCGGAATTTGTACCGGCAAAGGCAAAGGAACCTGCTGCCACAGTGCCGTCGGAGATGTAGTTAAACGGCGTGTAGACGGCCGTATGAACGTTGACCTCTTGACCAGGCAAGCCCTTGGCAGGATAGAGACTTACAGTCTTCTGCATGAGTTTCCTCTCTTCTCAAAAAAATCAAATTCGAACTTGGATGTCGCGCAGCAGATCGCTTTCGACGTCATCCAGAGCGCTGTCTTCAGCAACGCCAGTCTTCTTGCCAGCCGTTCGCTTGCCAGACACAAAAGCCTGCCAAGCCACCTGAGCCTGCTCAGGCTTGATTCCATCAACCGACATGCCGGCCTGCTTGAGTGCGTAGAGATAAACCGAACCGGCAGAGTCGAATGCGGTCAGGCGAACCTTGCCGATGACTTCCTTGCACTCATCCATTGCCTCAAGCTTCTTTTCGAAAGCCTTGATCGCCGCATCCTGCGCCGGAATTCCCTTGTCATCAGTCTTCGGCTCTTCGCCGCCGGCGCCCTGATCATCGCCATCAGGCTTGTTGTCGGCTTCGCCGTATTCGAGACCTGCGGCAAATGCCTTCTTGAAGTCATCAGACTCGTTGTCAAAGCCGCAGCGCTTAAGAGCATCAAGGGCGGCTTCACTGAGTTCAGATCCGCTTTCTCCTTCGCCTTCACCACCGTCTTCTTCTCCCTCGGTAGCGCCGGCACCATCGATGTCGTCATCGTCCTTGGCACCATCGTCAGGCTTTTCACCTTCTCCGGTGGAAGCTGCCGGTGCGGCATCGTCGTCACTCTTGCCGGATGCAATTTCTTCAAGGATTCCCTTGAGTGTCTGCATATCCTCTTCGGAGGCGTTCAGTTTGGAAAAAGCGGCTAAGACCTTCTGAATCTTGCCGCCCTCACCATCTTCATCAGCTCCTTCGCCTTCACCACCGACATCGGTCAGCTGGCCATCGGGGCCTTTTTTATGCAACGCGCGAAGCAAATCAGAGAGCTCGCGCACCAGTTCAGCGATCTTCACTTCGGCACTTTCAACGCCGGGATCGCCGTCTTTTGAGACCGGATTCACAGTCTTCTTTTCACCATTCATGTCTTTTACCTTCGTTTGCAAAGCATGATCACTGACGCAGCAGGACGATCCCGCTCGTCCCTCTTCAACCAATGCGAGATGCTGTCCGCGAATGTCTCGCATCGTGAAGTCGTAGTTCTGACCATTAAAAACGCCCGTGCTTTTGAAGTCCGGGCGGTAGTGATAGGCCAGAGAAAGTTGTTTCATGCTGCCGTCTCGTATGCGACGGCAGGCATCTTCGTTTTGAATGTGGAGCGAGTTCGACAGGTAGGTTCCATCAAACTTGGCAAGGTCACCGGTAGAACCGACTCGCGTATCCATCGCTGGGTCGTCCGGATAATCAAGATGGTGGTTCAGCTGAATCGGAATGCCGATCACACTCTTGATCGTGGCATCCGAGCCAAGCTCTTCCGCAGGCCTGTACCCGTAGTAGATTTTTTCGGGGTCAAGCTTCAGCGCTTCCCACCCGGGAATTTCCTTGCCCATATAGGGGGCTACCTGAACTCGCGTCAGATTTGAGCGATCGACGTGCAGGCGACCGTCATCGTCGTGCCACCTGAAGCTAATCGCCTTGTCAAATGCCAGATCAGTCATTTCGTTTCATTCCTAATGCATCCATTGGGATCACAGGGCGGTATGTGCATCTGCAGAAAGGCTCCACACTTGGGAACGTGTAGCGGCCTGCCTCCGAGTCGAACAACCCACGGTTCAGATCGAATCTCTTGCCGTGCATGGCCTTGTGCGTCTCGCGTGAGGTGTACTGCCCTGGGACATGAATCCAAATCCCCTGCGTAACTCCAAGCTCGGCATCGTTTGCCCGAGCAATTCCTTGCGTGATCTTGTTTGTCTGGTCGATTGCGACGTTGCGTGCTCGATCAGCACTAAAACCATCCGTCACGCTCAGGAAGTGCCTGATTTCTGAAACGCTTTGACCTTTCTGCAACCCCTCTGTGATCAGGTTCTGCAGGCGCTCAACGTCACGCACCGCCATTCGCGTGATCAACTCGGTCGACCACTTGATCAACTCAGGCAAGGCCTGAGCTGCGCTTTGACTGATGTGTTGTCTCAGAACGGGCACAGTCCACTTCTCTTTGAAAATGTCGGGCGAGAGGCCCGCAGCGACGTAGGCCGAACGCTGGCTGGCTGTTACGTCGGCGGCAATCGTGCGGGCCACCCATACAGCCAATTTGCGCGCGGCGGTCGTTGCTTTCGAAGTCCAACTGGCAATGTTCCTGTCGACGTACCCTTCTATGTCCGACCGAAAAGACGCATTGTCTCGGCGCCAAGCAGCAAGCACCGCAGAGCTAATCTCTTTGAGACGCTGCTTGTCTCGGTTGGTTTTAGGATCAGACAGGCTCCAGTCCTGTGCCAAAGAGTTTTGGCTTGCCAAATGCAGGAAGATGTCATCAATCACCATCTTGTCGAACTGCTTGCACAGACTCACAAGACGCTTTTGAAGCTTTGACCGTATTCCAACGTTGGGCTCAGTCGCCCGCGCCACCTTTGGTTTACGGCTTGCCTTCGTCATCGAAGATGCTCTCCTGCTTCTTCATTGCCGGCTGATTTTCGGACTCCCCAAAAATCGAGCCCTTGTACTGATCAAACAGCTCTTGACTTCCATCGTCAGAGAACAGTTCTCCCTCTTCGGGTTCCGGCAATTCCTCGCTCAAAAATCCCAGACGGGAGTTCTCGTCCATACGGACAGCCTGACGGAGTTCTTCAGCGCTGATTACATTGCGATCCTTCAGGGTACTCAACGCGGTCACGCGAGCATTGAAGTTCATTGCCTGAGCACTTTCGTTGTCGAGGTTGAGCTCATTGAACTCAAAGCTAATTGATGGATCGACCTCATCAAAAAGCTGCATCTGGATCACTTCGAGGCACTTCTGAATGGCAGGTCGATAAAGCTCCTGCTGACTTCGGACGTGGTCGTTGTAATTGCGGATGTCGCTTTCACCTGTTGCATTGAAGCCGCTCGGGCTGATGCCAAAGAGCTTCACTGCAGGCGTGCGGTTGATGGCCGCAATCATTTCCTGAGCTTGACGAACAATGTCTTGCACACCGCTCACGGTCGTCTGGACGTTGTCGACCTGGTCCGACTCTTTGTCCGCCACAAACACACTGTCGTTGTTTCGGTAGTGCTGAAGCACCTCCATGATGGCATCAAGTTCCTGAACGCCACCGTAGGAACCCATGCGGGACTGCATGTCGGTGTAGTAGATGAGAAGCGATAGCTTCTTGATCAGCTCCTGCGCCGACACTCGGCATTCGTTCCAGTGATTGACGTAGTCCCAAAGGATTTGTGCCTGCGGAATGCCTAGGAAGTTGTATGCCGGCTTCAGCAAGGTAGGAGGCTCGTTTGCGTAGAGCGTGATGAGTCGAGAGGCATGAACCTGATGCCCAAGAACCATCCAGCTGCCTGGCTTCATGTAGTCGCTTCTGAGCGGCTCATATGAGTTGTACGGTCCGGGCGATACATTGATCGGGTCGACGACCACAAAGCTGACCTTGCCAGCCTCGCCTAACTCCCCTGATTCGCCATTGACGATCAACGGGAGAGTGAGATCAACATCCGGTTCGTCTTTTGGTTCGGTGCGAATGAAGATGAACGCTCCGCCCATGAAGCCGACCTTGCAAATGGCGTCGTTGAAAAGCGCCTGCAGTCGGTACTGCGTCTCCTGAGCTTCCTGAAGCTTCGCGATCTTTTCAGGAGGTGTGTCATCGCCTCCCGTTACCGTGATCCACTCTCGCGTGATGTCATCAGCCACGGTCTTGATGCAGTTGCGGATCATGCCGTTCTGGGCAATCTGCTGCAGCGCACCGTAGCCAACAAAAGCCGTAACAGGAAACTGCCCCATCTCAATGGCGTGCTGCGTGAGCGAGCCAACGACGGAGTCCATGCCAATGGTTTTGGAAAACTCCTTGTCTAGCTTCTTTCGATACGCTTCCGTGACGCCAAGCGTGGCCGGCAGACTGTAGTTCGATTCCTTGAATGCCTCAGAGGAAACCGTCTTAGTCTTTTCCTTTTGCTTGAGAATAGCCAGAAGTTCCGTGAGGTTGTTGAGCTTGCGACTCGCCTTACGGACTTCGGACATTGGCTCTGCAGTCGGCGCGGCCTTCTTTAGCTTTTTGGACTTCTTGCTCATGGTGTTTTGTTACCTAAGGCGTGTTCTGATGGCCGCCCGGTTCGAAGCGCTCACCGTCCAGCCCTTGTTCAAGTGCAGGTCACTCAAAGCCTGCGTCATCGCGTCAACTTGGTCATCGTGAGCACCGGCAGGGAATGCCAAAAGCTCCGGAAGGAACGTGTTCTTGACCCATGGATTCAAATCGGGCGGAGGCAAAAAGACGTTGTGCGCCTCCCACAAAGTCGTGACGCTCGAGGCACGAGCCTCCTTCGACTCCTTCGGCGTGATCGGTATGATCCCTGCAACCTTGTTCTTGAGTTCGCTGATGATGGCGGGGCCGTTCGCCTTGTCTTCGACCAGCTTTCTGTGCGCCTTCGGCCACTTCTCAGCCAAAGACTGAAAGGCCGCTCTGGTTTGCACGAAGTCCCATCGGTCACGTACTTGGTCAAGCAAGTAGAAATTGGCACCTTCTCTCGCCCAAACCTGGCCAACAACATAGTCCGAAGAATCGGACTTCTTGAAGGTCATGTCCCACGAAATGACAATCTTTTCAAACGATTTCGGCAGGCTCTCTGCCGTCCAGTGCTGAATCCAATCCAGCTTGAAGAGGCCACCACCGCGCGGCACCGGACGCTGTTGCAGCTGACCGGCACAAGCGTAGGAACCCATCGTGCGCTCCATTTCGCGCACCTGCTGCTCTCCAAAGCGTTCGGGAAAGAGCAGCTCACCGTCCCTTGTTCGAGGATCGCGGAAGCCGATGGATGTCACGCATCGCCGGTTGCTCTCAAAGCGCATGGGCAGCATCAAATGCTCGTAGCCCAGGTCATTAGCAAGGATGATGCCGCTCGTGTCCCTCTCATGCAGTCTCTGCATGATCACGATGATCGCCGAGTCATTGTTGTTCACACGGCTCGGGACTGCTTCAAGAAAAGTGTCCTCTGCCGCCTGCAATGCCGCTTCGGAAAAAGCATCATCAACCGACAGAGGGTCATCAATAATTACTCGGTCGCCACGAGAGCCGGTTAGAGACGTAAAACTCATGGACTCACGAAAGCCGGTCTCCGTGTTTTCGAACTTGCTCTTGGCGTTCTGATCGCCCGTTAGCTTGACCGGCCATCGCTCCTGAAACCAGTCCGACTGGATCAGTCGTCGGCACTTCATGTTGTCTCGGATGGCCAGAGTCTCTTTGTGAGCCGTTGTCAGGAATCGAAGGTCTGAACGAGCTCCTGGACCCCATTCCCATGCCGGGAATAGAACTCCCGTTGTAAGAGACTTCATGCAACCGGGCGGAACATTCATCAGCAGTCGCTTGATACGTCCATCGTGGACAGCCTGCAAATGCTCGCAGATGGCATCCAGACACCAACCCCACTTGAGTTCTGCTGCAGGCTCCAGCACATGCCAGGCCATCTTGCAGAACTCCGCAAAACTGCGCTTCGCAATCTCGCGGTCAAGTTCAATGAGTGTCGGAATTCTTTGTGTTGCCATAGAGCAATTCGCGGGCTTGCTTCAAAGCGTCAAGCGTTGCACCGGAAAGGTCTACTTCTTCCTTGACCTTCACAGCACCGCCGTCGTGCCCAGTCAAGGCAACCTTCTTGCGGTCACCAAAGTTTCGATCGTCTCGGAATGCAGCTTCTCTCGCAAGCTCTTGCATGGCGACCTTGGCGCCTTCGACAACCCCCTTCGGGATGTCTATGCCGGACTCTGCTGCGAGCTTTACCTGTTTCATGAGCCAGTCATTGACCTTCATGCGCTCAAGATTGAACAGCTCTGCGCTGGCTTCGCGCGCGCGCACGGAGCGCGAGAGAAACTCCGGGTGTCTGTCTTTCCAAGCTCTGATCGTCGAAGCATCGGGCATTCCCTTCTTCTTTGCGATCTCACGTTCAGACAGACCTGAATCGATCATCTCAATGATCTTGTCGGCCGTTAGCTTGCTGTATTTCGTTGGGCGCCCCACCTTTTTGGGGGCCGCTTTTTTCGTCACTGTCATGCAACCCCCTTCGGGTAGTTATTTCAACGCTGCCGTTGCTAAAACCGGAGCCATGTCCGCTAATGCCTTGGTGATTCCCTGAAGAAGACTGAGCCACAGCATCATGAGGCAACCCGAGAGAATGC